ATTCACCAGTAAAGTTATTAATATTACTGGTTACAATAGGGTTTGCACCTGATATGTTTGCCATATTCTATTTATCCTCTCTCGACATTAAGTCGATTTGTTATTGGTTATTTTTTGCTTCTTCTTGTAAAAGTAATTTTGCTCGGATTGAATCTTTTACAGATCCCTCAGCAATCACTTGTTGCAACTGTTCTTGTAGATCAACTGGTTGAGTTGCTACAGAATTTTGGTTTATAGCTGTCATCTTTACATCAGATTCTGCTATCTTCTCAGCAGCTACTTCATCGTTCTGCTGTATTTCAGTATCAATGTTATAAGTTTCTTTCAACCAACTTCCTAGTTCAGAAGTATCTGGCTTACCGTCATAAAGATCGAATGCCATCTTTCCTGTACCTACAGTTGGATCTAAACCAACGTCTTTAAAAAGAGATGTTTTCACAACACTTTTTAATTCCTTATTCTCTTGTTCAACAGATTTAAGTTTTTCCCTTAAACCTTTTATACCTTCGTTGCCTTCCATAATTTCTTCGTTTTCTGCCATTTTTTTTCTCCTAGCTTTCTCACACGGTTACACTATTGCTCCATTAAGGTGTGGTACATAATGGGAGTGAGTTACAGTATTTGATTATATGTTGAATTGGCGCTGCAACTATCGCAACAACACCTCTACGAATTAGATACGTGAGTAGTACGTAGGTTCCCTACTCAGAATTTAGAGATCTATTATTTACCTGGCGGATACTACTAACGCCAGTCCTATTATTATAGCACATAAAACTACAGCTACTACAATTTTTCCAGACTTAGTTAATTTATATTCCCAAGCGTCATTCCACCATGTCCACTTAATATCTTTTTTAAAAGTACCTTTTTTATTTCTAGCTCTTTTAGATTTTTCAACTAATTTCATAACTTCCTTTCTTTATTTTATAATTCAACTAATCCAGTTAAACCTTCTTGTGTACGTGCTGCTCCACCTTCTCTTGTGAAAACAGTACGTTGTTCAGCTTCTAATCTTTCTCTTAGTTGTTCGGATACTCCTTCTCCAAACACTTCACTTTCTATAAATTGTGATAATCCAAATATGTCTTCACTTCCTGTAAATCTTTTAGCAAGTCTTTGTAATCTAGGTAGTTGTGTTTCTGCTCTTGCTGCTAATTGTTGTGCGCCTTCTCCACTTAAACCTGCACTTATTAATCTCTGTGCCTGTTTAGTTGATACTGCAAAGTCTTGAGCTTTAAAAGCACCACCTATTTGTGACACTTTTACTCTTTGATTTATAATATCTGCAGATACATCTTCGTCAATAAAGCTAGCAAATATAGCTTCATCTGTTATATCTTCTACTGTTGGAAATGTACCAGGATAGTTTTCTACATAGTATGTTTTTACTGCGTCAAACTGATTAAATAAAGAGTTATATGCAACGTTTAATCTTTGAGCAAATGTTTCTGGTGCCACATCATTTTCAAATAACTGTGTTACTTTATCTTCAAAATATTCTGGATTTAAATTATAGTCTTCTAAATAATTGTTATAATCTTCTTTTATCTTTATATAATCTAACTCAGGTGTAGTTGTATCTATTCTAAGAGTAACTCCATCATCTCTAAAAATTCCAGGAAACTCATCTTTGTATGCTTGTGTTGATCTAACTAATCTAATAGCTTCTTCTGCGTCACCACCATTAGTATTGTATGCTTGTAAAAATGTTTCCATAAGCTCAGAGTTAAGCCAGGTATAATTTAATTTAGCAAATTCTCTTACATCAAATTTTTCTACAGGATCTCCTGGTATCTCTTTTGTACCAGGTAATTGTGGAGGACCGCTTGAACTTGGAGATGGATCATTTACATAACGTATAAAACCTACATCATTCCAATCTCCTAAAGTACCATCTGAATATATTGCTTGTCTAAAAGATCTTAATTCATTACCAACAATTCTTTCCTCAAAGTTTGCACCTGTTTCAGTTACTACATCAGGTGTTGTTACATCTTCATTGGTAGTTACATCTGAGGAAGAAGTTACATCTGAAGCAACAGCTCCTGGAGAAGCAGTTCCTATTTGACCTAAATCTGCTAAACCAGATAGATCAATGTTAAGATCTGTTTCACCTAATAAATCAGCTATTCTACTTTGTACGTCATCATTTGTTTCTGATCTTGATTCAGCTAATTGTGAGTATTGAGCTGATAATGCCGCATTAGCTTTTCTTTGTGATTCTAGTAATGCTTCTTGTCTTCTTCTTTCTCTGTCTAATATAAGATCAAGTATGCTCATTCAAATTTCCCTTTCCCTGTTGATCTTTGTCCTGCACTACCAAAAGTAGATTTTAAATCTGCTTGTACTGCGTCTCTATAAGTCTGTGTTCCTAATCTTGCAGCTTCTGCAAAAGCAATATCTTTACGTTCTGCTATATCGTTAGTAGCCATAAATTGTTTCCATGAAGAAGAAGACTCATCTGCTTTTTGACCAGTTATAGATTCCCATTCAGATCTAAACTGTGGTGCAGCAAACTCATACTGCTTAACATTTGTACCTTTAAACTGTGAGTATGTAGATTGAAATTGATCTTGCAAAGAAGGTAAAAATTCTTCTTGAAACCATACAGGATTTACTTCTCTTTCATTTTGTATTGCTTCCATATTAAAGTTCTCAGCACTTCCAGGTCCTAATACAGCATTAATTGTATTTTCTAATTGTAATGTTTGATCTATAAAGTCTAATGTTTTACCTTCTAGTAATGCTTTTAATTCTGGATCTAATTCAAATCTTATTCTTGGATTAGATAATTTAGCTATAATGTTGTTTAAATCATCATCCGTATATGTTCCTGCTTGTACTTTGTTTGCAATATGATTAACTATTTTTGGATCTATAGTTTGTACACCTGCATTGATCATACGATTAACAACATCTTCTCTAGTTCTTACACCATTTCTTGCCCATGTAGAAGGATCTTGTTGTTCTGATAATAGTGCTTGTCTTTCAGGTTGTGTGTGTGTTTTCCACCATGTTGTATTTGCTAACTCTGCAGGTCTAGCTGTTCTTCCTTCTAATGCCGCTTCAATAACTACAGATAAATAATCATAATTTCCGTTACTATCTTGACTAAATAAATATGGTTTGTATTGTGATTCTACATCTAGTGCTTGTATAAAGTATTCATAACCAGTTGCACCATCTTCAACCTGTCCACTAATAGCAGATAGTTGTGTATGATTACCAAAGAAAAAACTGTTTTTGTAAGCGTCAAGACCTATTGATGAAGATCCCTCCATTTCATAAACTTCTCCATCTCTTCTTACGACTACGTCTGGAACTACTGTTCTTTGTCCTGCTTGTGTAATCTCTTCTAAATTAGAAACTTTATATCTCCATGTAAAATTATCTAAACCAGTAGCTAAAGATCTTGCTTCTGCAGGTAATGTATATACTAAATAATATATTGATACTCCGTTTGTATCTATTTCTTCCCAAACTTGTGTATCACTTGGTAGTTCTGGTATTAAATTACGTGCCATAATCACCTGCAAATGGTTTAATCTTTTCTATTTTATTATCTACATAGTCTTTTATTTCTGGTTGTTGATTTTTTAATTCAACATACGCAGCTATTAAAGACTTAGCTTTTTCTTCTACCGTTATGTTAGCAGGTAGATCACTGGTTAATTCTAATATCTCCATCATCTCTTGCTTATTTTTATTATTAGTTTCAGTTATTTTATCTTGCCATTTATACCAATCATGTTGATCATTTTCTTTTTTAGTTTTTTCATAAAGATCTATAAATCCTTGATTTGTGTTTTCATTTCTGTTTTGATAATTTGAATACGCTTTCCATCCATTTAAACCATTATCATTGTATATAGTTTGAGCAATTCTTAAATGATCCTGTATATTATTAGGATCTTTTAAGAACTGAATGGCGTTTTGTTTTATTTCTGGATCTGTCCACATTTCTGCCGCTATAGCATTCATTGCCTTTACAGTATTTTTTCCTTCATTATCAACACCCATCATTTCTATTTGTTGTTTATAACCTCCACCCATTGCTAGTAATACATAAGTTTTATTAACACCACTTACGTCTATTTGCATAATGCCATAACTTTCACTTATAACTTCTCCGTCTTCATTTTCTGCATAATATTGAGCATTAGGATTGTATGTAACGTTTTTATCTATTTCCGCTACACCACCAAATCTATCTCTTTTGCTAGCACTTTCTACACCAAAGATAGTTATTAAATCAATAAGTTCATTTTTTCCATTTTTTGTAAATGGCAGACCTGTAGTATCAGTTGTTCTTCCCCATAGATCAGGAAGACTTTCAGTTTGAAAATCTTTCATAGCACCGTATAAAGAATCTTTATCTATTTGTGCTACATTATCTTCTGTATATAAAATATGTGGATAGTTACCACCACCTTCTATTCTTGGTACTGAAAGTTTATTTATATCAAACACGCTTCTGTCTTCCTCCCCCTCCTCTATTATTTGAACTGGTAGCCATAACACTATCGTCATTATTATTACCAACATTTAATGGTCTCCCCCATCTATCTTCTTCTTTTGGTATGTATTTTTCATATTCATTTTCTAATTTTTTAACAAGTCCTTGAGGTACATATTTACTATCTTTATTGTACCCTTGTTCTGTAAGTGAAGAAGTTACAAACATATCTCTTTTAACTTTGTAAAGCCAATCGTTAAGACCTAAATCATCCTTTACAGTATTAAGACCTTCTATAGCACCTTCTTTAATTCTATCAAATGCTAACATAAATAACTGATTTTGTTTTAAATGATTTCCCACAGGTTCAATATAATTTTCTTTAACGGTACCAAATAAATCACTAAATGATCCTGCTAATGTTGTAGGATCTTCTGGTGATCCATACATACCTTCAAATACTGTATCTTCTTTTGTTGGATCATAAATATTAGTTGCTACTTCAGCTATAGATCCTCCAATAGTTTCTGTCTCTGCACCTAAACCAGTTGTTCTTGAAAGTAACATATCTAAAATTACTGGTGCAAATACAGCAGCGTCAAACATATCTAACCCAGTAGCAACTGATTGTAACAATCCTGTTTGTACCACTGCTTTTGGTAAATCTTCTGGACCTACAGAATTTTTTAACAATCCAAATATTTGATCTGTGTGTGCTTGTATAACTGAAGGAGGTATGTCTACACCTATAGATTTAGCGTCAAGCATTTTTCTATACTCATCAAACAATGGGAAGAATTTTGCGTCTATTGGAAGAATATTATCTGCTGCTGATCCAGTAATAAACCTTTGATCATTTATTCCCAATTTTTTATAGATCTCACTAACAGTATCTATATACTCTTTTGACGCTTCTGGTTGATTAATAAGTTCATTTAGATTAATAAACTCAGATAATAAAGCTATTTCACCGTATGATAAATCTGTCATTTTCTTTGAACCGTCTGCTATTTCTATCATTAAACGTGCTTGATCTTCTGTAATTTCTATAGCTTTAGTTTGGAAAATAGATTCTTTTGGAGTAGATGATTCAAATACATTTCCTGGATCTACTACTAAAACTGTATCGTGAAAAGAAGTTCCTGCTGTTCTACCCCCACCTGTACCTACTTGTGCTTCTATTCCTCCTTGTGAAAGAGATTTAAGAAGAATATTGTCTGATCTTGCCTCACCTACCTCATCAAAGGTTACACTATGATCAAGACCACCTACACCACCATATAAAAGCCGATAAATATGCTTATCTCTCGCATTTTCCATTTTATATACATCTTGGAAAAATTGAACAACATCGTCATCTATACCTTCTGTTATTTTAGATTTTTCATAAGAAGTTTCAGGATCAAAATATTCGCTTCCATCTTCTAATATTATTGGTGTATTTAAATAAGAAGGAGTATCGTATGTTGCATAGTTATTTGTAACAACTCTGTTTATATCTGACCACTTAGTATCACTACCTGGTTGTAAAGCACTTCTTATTACTTCATCTACTAAATCTGATTTTAATTTTTGTTCTCCACCAACGTGATGATATTCAAAAGTATCAAGCATGACTTGTTTAATAAATTTAAACTCTTTGCTATCAGGATTATCCATTGCCTTAGCAAAAAAATTAGCTACTGGTTCAGCAAATTCATTAGTAGAAAAAGGAAACAGGTTTATTCTTTCTATTGCTTTATTAATATATTGGTCATTAAACACATTACTTGGTAAAGCATTTTCTCTAACAAATCTTAAAGATTCTCTAAGGTTAGAATTATTAGTTTGAGGATATAAAGACATATCAACATTCATAATCCTATCTTCTGGAATACTGTAATTATTTTGCATAACAATAGGTTGTCCAAAAACTATAGGACTTCCATCAAGTGTACGTAATCTATAACCTTCTTCACTTGATGGATAAATAACCTCTTTATGCAGTTCTAAACCTAACTCATTAATTTTGTTATTAATTATTATTCTTTGATCGTCAGTAACTAAATCTGAATTAACTAATAACTCTACATAATTTTGAATTGATGATCTATATTTGTCCCAAACAACAGTACTAAATCCACCTTGCCCATAATCAGAAGCTAAAAAAGGTTGAGTTGTAGAATAAAAAACTGATCCTCTTAATTGTTTACCTCTATACTTTGAAGGATCTAACCAATCTAAATTATTTTCTGTTGCTATTTTATTTAAATGTCGTTCTAATAAAGTATCAACACTCTCGTTTGCACCTTCTCCCATTGCAATAGGAGAGTCTGCCCAAACAGAACTGTCCATTGGAGTGTTAGATTCAGGTACAACATCACGTATTATTTGAAGTATATCTCTACCTGGTTTATTTAAACCTGGATTACCATGATATGAAATGCCTGTTAATCTTCCATCAATTACTTGAGCTTTCATAGTGTCTAAGAATCCTTCTTGATTCATTTCATCTAAGAACTCAATACCTGGTATAAGTACTTCGTCTGGAAATGTATTATAAAAATGCTTAGTATTTGTTTCTCTAATCTTATTATATAATGCTCCTATCTCTGGATCTTCAGCAGATATAGTATTAATAATTGCATCCCAAGTTGCTTCTATACCTTCACGTTCTATTTGAAAATTATATCTATTTCTTCTTATTTCATCTAAATAACCGTATTCATCTAATATACCTGCGTTCCAATCAGCAACTCTTATTCTCTCAAGAATGTTTTTAGGACCCTCTGCTATCTCGGATTGGGGGAAATCTAATACTGAATCAAAGTCATCAACATCTCCAAAACCAACTATATCTATATCACCACTAATAATTTTATCTAGTAACTGATCGTACTCACTACTATTTAATATTGAGTCAAAGTTATTATACATACTTTCAAGAATTGCATAACCTGCTTTATTTTCTTCAGGTCCAAAACGTAATTCACTTCCTATTGTCATTAAAGTATATCTATAATTATCTCCAATATGTTTTTTTATACTATTTTTGACATTTATTTTACCTTGATCTGATAACTGAACTCCTTCAACTCTATATGCGTCATCAATAGAAAAGTCTGCTTCAAGTTCAAATTCAGATCTAATACCTGCAGTATAAGAAGATTTAAAATCTGTCTCAAGGTTTAGATCATAAAAATCCATAATGTCACCTTCATAAGTTTGCATATCTTGATACATAAACGGTGAAAAAAGATTATTAAATATTAAATCTGGATGTAATTTTTCATGATGTGCAAAATTAGAATTGATCAACCCCATAGGAGTATTTCTATAAGCTGCTAAGAATGCTTGCTTTTCACCATCTGTAATAGCAGTACCATTAGTAAGTATTTCAGGTTGTCCATTTTGTACTCTTACTTTGTTACTTTCAACTATTATATTTTTATTTCGTTCACTATTAGCTTCACTAATTGTTTGTAAGTTGTCTATATATGTTTGTACTTCATCTATATCTTTTTGTATTCCTACTTCAAGATTAAGAACTTCTAAACTTTCTTTTAACCATTCTGCATGACCAAACGCCATTTCAACTTTACCATTAGCTATATCTTCAACAGATACCCATTTATAATTTAAAGCGTCATCTCCTGCTTGTGGTTCCCAAGTTGATAAAACTTTATATTCTCTTCGTCCATCTACTACTATTGGATCAACTTCATCTTGAAGCCATATAAATGCACCACCAACATCTACACCTTGTGCTGCTCTTGCGTCCCAATCAAATCTATTCTTTTTAATCTTCAAAGGAAATATACCATCTACATACTTAAGATCTAAACTAACTTCTTCGATAGCTTCTCTTAATGCTTCGTAAGCATATATTTCATTTGGAAATTTATTTGTAAGTGTTCCTTCACGTATTGCGTCTAGTGTTAGATTTATTTGATTTAGTTGACTTTCACGATCCCCCTTAAAGGTAATTGATTTCGGTTGCACCCATAGATCGTTTGTTCTTATTTCTGTTGTTAATCTATCAGCGTCAGGATTTATTAATTGCTCAATTAGTTTTGTTTCATCTATAGGAGTTTCAAGGATACCTCCAGGTAATGCTGCTAAATTTCTATGAGGTCCTCTTTTTCTTTCTATTACTATAACTTCAAGACCATCTTCACCTTGTCTCATTATTACTGAGTCTGTAGTTTTTTGTCTTTCAGCAAATTTTTCATAAACAAAATCATTGTTAACTTCTGCTACATCATCTGCTAAATTAGAATCTTCTACTACATTTGTAGGTTGGTCAAAATAATTTTTTAAATAAGAATCATTTGAAACATTTATATCCAAATTAATATTGTTTTTAAATTTTTTAAATTCATTATAACTTATTTCGTTAAATCCAGGATTTATATTTCCTTGTTCTTCTACAAAACTTTCTATATAACTTTCTACTATTGAGTAATTATGTTTTTGTAATAAATAATCAGCTAAATCTGAATGACTATGTTTCCTGTTTGAATCATTATAACTTTTAAAAAATTCTTCAACACTTTTATTTATATTTTTTAAATCATCTGCTAAATTATCTGGTGCTAAAGGTGCTGTTATGGATTGTAAACTTTCTCTTGCAAATCTTGAACTTTGTGGATCTCCCTCGTAGTTATAAAATGCTGAAGCTGTATCATCATCAAGATCAAATCCCATGTTTCTCCAAAAACTACTACTGTATGCTGATTCTAAAGTTTTATCTAATAAAGTAATAGGTACATTTATTTCATCTGATAATTTTTTTAAAGCATTAACCATCTTCCTGCCAATGCCTTGACCTTGTGCTTCAGGTTTTAAATAAAATGATTCGATATATATTTCATTACCGTTGATTATATTTCCACTTGTTAAATCAAAATGTAAACCGCTGCCATCTCCTGCTTCACTAGCAGTACTGTCTAAGAACTCTCCATATTTTTTTTTGAGATCATCAAGAAGTTGCATAACCTTATCTTCATTATCCATTATCTTCCAACTATCCTTCGATCATTCGATCAAATTGATCTAATGAACTAAACAAATAAGATAAGTCGTTCTTCTCCTGTTTTGCTCTTGCTTGTGCTGCTAGCTGAGGTTCAAATTCTTCCTCCATGTAACTAGACAAAGATTGTCCAGGAGTTGTAGGTAATGTAACTTCATCTGGTGCGCCTGGAAATAATCTTTTAGCAAGATCTAAGTTCTTTGTATATTCTGCTGTAGCAGTTTCATAATCTCTATCTGCCTGTGAATAATAATCTGCAAACGCTACCATCTCTGCGTCTGTTAATTTACGTGTTATACCTATAGATTTTAATGCACTGTCTACTTGTGTCTTTATAGTTTCTGGACTTGGATTTATATATACTCTAGGTGTGATAGGAGGTTTATTAAAGTAGTCTTCTTTTTCTTGTTGTATGTATGTACCAACATCTGTAAACATTCTGTTAGCTCCAACCATTGCAGCATACATAGCATTCTCAGTATTTGTTCCCCATGAACCTTGTTCTAAAAAGAATGACTCTGGAGATAATAATCCTGCTTGCATAAGATCTACTTGTACAGCTTTCATTTCTTGTGGAGCTAATGAGATCCATGATATTTTTTGTGTATCATTAAAAGAAGGACCAGTTCCAGATACATGATCTAAGTTACCGTAGAATAATTCTTCTGGTATATTTCCTGCAACCATCTCTGTTGGTCTTGCTGCTTCTATTGCTTCGTTTGAAGTCATCCCTTCATCAAATACAGTAGCTAAATCAGGTCTTTTAAATATTGTATAATCTGGTGTTATATCACCAAATACATCATAAGGAGCCATACCAATACCACCTGATCCAAATTCCATTTTGGCATTTTCAATAATATCTTCGTTTAATTCGTCAGACTCAGTTAAATCAATTATTTGTTTATTAGGATTTAAATAAACTTCTTGTTCTACATTTTCGTATTCATCTTGTGATACTTCTTTAACAGAAACCTCTACTGATCCATCAGCTAACTTTGTTAATACAGCTATAGAACCACCTTCTCCTGTTTGTTCTTTAGTTAAAAAAGCTCCTTCTGTATTATATTTTGCAATAGTTTCATTAAACGCTCCTGTATGTTCCCACTTCTCATCTATTTCTTCATGAGCTTTCATTGTTGGTCTTGTTATTACTTTAGGTGCATTCTGTCTACTACCAGGATATTTTCTATAAGGATTTTCTGTTCCATAAAAAGATCCACCTGTAGCATATAGTGAAGGAGGATTGTTTCTTAACCATTCATCTAATTCTTCTGACATGTAGATTTTTCCACCTTCACCTCTTGCAGGTTGTACTACTACACCTAAAATTCCTGTTTGATCTATAGTTTCTGCTAAGACATCGTTAAGCCATTTATAATAATTTTCAGGATCTTTACCGCCTTTTAATCCTTCTGCTACGTCTAAACCTTGATATACATTCTGTGCTAATACTTCATCTTCTCGCCAGTTTTCATTTACTGAAGACACAGCGTTATAAAAAGATGATAAATTTCTATTAGCAGGTGCGTATTGTCCCCCCATAGCACCTTGAGCTGCTCTACCTATATGTTCTAACCAATCTTGTCTTGTTGGTTCGTAAATGTGTACTAAATCTATTACTTCTATAATTGCATAGACTTTAGCAAAAAATGTAGATTCACTTATATCTTCTGTAACTATAGACTGTAAGTTTTGATACTCTACAGTATCTTCATTCAAACCTTTTTGTATTACTACTTGGTCTACTATCTCTTGTTTTTGTTCTTCAGTCATTATATTCCTTCATCCATTTTAGGTAAAAAAGCTCCATATTCTTTCATTGTATCATAATCGTACTCCAGATCTTCTAAGAAATCGTAACGTTCCTGGAATAATGGAAGTAACAATCTTTCAGCAATAAGTGAAAAATCTGGATTATTATTTATTAAATTTCCAATTAAGTCTCTTAAGTCTTGTCTTTGTTGCAACATAGAACGAGATGTTTTCCATCCATTTTTAGATAAGCCCATAGTTTTTGATAGATCTTCAAGTTTGTCTATTCTATTTAAAACAACTCTTACATCTCTACCAACTGGTGAATTATTTAATTTTGGATTATTTCTCCATTTTTTAATTTCTGTAAACTGCATATCTAACGTTGCTGTTTGTGGTATGCCTGGTACAGTACTATCAAATCCAGGAAATCTTTCTCTAGCTATATCTCTTTGTAAAGTCATAAATCTATTTCTTAATTCATTTTGGTAAGGATCAGCTATATTATAAGTCTCTAAAGAAGACACTCTCTTTTCTTCCATATAGAAATCTCCAAGTTTTTGATTTCTTTTAGCTAACCATTCTTCTGGAGTTAATGGTTCTCTTTGTTCTTTAGCTATAGTTCTTACGTATGCTTCATAATCAAAAGCACCACCGCCACCTTTTGGTATAACGTATTGTGCTGTAAATGAAAAATCTTCAAATAACTCTGGATTTTCTTTTTGAAACTTAACACCACGTTCATCTACTGGTCTAGGTTCTACAACAACTGTTTTAGGAGTAGCTATGTCTAATGGATTAAAACCAAACTCATCCATAAAATATTTAGTAGCAGAATAATTATCGCCTGGAGCATAAGCAAACTTTCCAGTTGTATCATCCTTTGGAGGTGTATCAATTAGTTCTCTATATCTATCTGATAATATCTGCATTGAATATACTGATCCACCATTTTTTTCGTTACCTACATCAAATCTTGGATTTAATCCTGTAGGACCTACAAACTGTGACGCTGCTTTAATAAAAGTTAAATTACGTGCAATACTTCTTGCTTCTTTCATTAAATCTTCTTGTTCTTGTACTGTTCTGTCTGATCTACCATCAGCTTTTAATATTCTATAAACATCAATAGTTGTATTTGCAGCTATACGTGTCATTTCATTTTGACCTACATCTTCGTTGTATGCGTATGTTGCTCTTATTGTATTCTTTAACCATGCAGGAACACCTGCAGCTAACATTAAATCACCTGCTGAATCTATATCTGGTAAGCCATAAGGGAACATTACTTTTTTTACTTCATCAAATGAAGGACTAGCATTAACAAAAAAACTAGCAGGTATTGCTATTGCAGGTCCAATACCAGGAACTATTTCTAACGCTAAGTTAAGAGATCCTGCATATCCAGGAAGTCTTACTCCTATATTTCTATCTTCACCAAACAAAGCGTCTGACACAAACTCATCAACCATTGGATAATAAAATACTTCTTCTCCTGTTATTTCATCTTCTCCTAAAAATCCCTCTCCTTCAACTGGACTAAATGGATTCTTTTCTCTTAATGCGTCAACAGTAACTTGTCCTCTTCTTAGTATCTCTGGATTTTCTTTTATTAATCTTGCCCATGTAGTCATAATTTCTACGTATGCCTCACCAAAAGGAAAAATACCTCTTAAGTTATATGTAAGTTTTTTTCGTTTTGATAAATCATATAGAAGGTCTTTAGTTTCTGCTAATGCGTCTGACTTTGCTATTCTATCTATAAAATCAGCGTCAGAATATTTATCTGTAAATCCTAATAGTTCTGCATACTCTTGTACACCTTCTTGAAATTTACCTTGTTCATTATCCATTCTCATTTGTAAATCAAATATTGATTCTTCTAATTCATCTATTTGACTTCTTAAATTATCTGGTATATTTTCTTTAGGAGTGTCTCCATACGTACCCCATATATTTCTATTTAGATCTTCAAGTTTATCTTGTTCGCTTTTAATTAAATCTTCTATACCTTTTTTTTGTTTTTGATGATCTGAAACCATACCTTCATATAAAACATCTATGTCTTCGTAGCTTTTACCTGCTGATTTGTCTCTTGCATTTAGTCTTTTAACTTCTCTTTCAAACATATCTAAATTAATTTCTGTTTCTCTTCTTCTCATTTTGCTTGAAGGAAGTCCTATATCGTTTCTAATAGAAGCAAATAAATTTTCATTTGGTATCTTTGCGTTTCTTGCGCCTGCTACAGTTATTGTTTTACCTTCAGCATTAGTAAACGTTCCACCATCTAACATTATCTTTCTCATTTTTCCAGACATATAAGGTAACATATCGTAGACACTTCTCCAATATTTTTGTCTAAATACAGGGGATCTGGAAGCGTTGTCTGTTCTTTGTCCCATTGCAAAATCAAATAAGTTGTTAACAATCATACCTGCTTTACTAACGCTATCTAAATAATCTGTTTTACCAACAGCTAGCATTTCAGGTAAATGTTCTATAAAATCTCCTTCTTCATTCATTAATGTATTTTTAATTTTGTTATATATATTTTTACTACCATCTTGTGTTCCTTTAAAAAAGTCATCCCATGTTGCACCAGATTTACCATACTTTTCAACATCAGCAAATTCTATATTAATTCTGTCTAATCTATTTCTAAGCAAAGACTCAAGGATTCTATTATCAGCAGTTTTTTCAATGGACAAAGGAAATGGATTTTGTGAAAAATCAATATCATCAAAATTAACTTTAGTGCTAAGAGACTCTAATAAATCTACGTTTTGATCAAAAGATCCTCCTGATACTTGATGAACTCTAGCTTCTATAGATTTAGCATAACTATATCTACCACCTGCTGTTGACATTCTTTCAACATAAGTAGGTCCACCTTTACCGTATTCTTCTATTATATCTTTAGCTCTGTTGGTTTCACCTTTGACAAATTCTTCTAATCTAAGTTGTCTTTGTTTTTGTGTGTTAGCTCCTCTATACATAAAATTAAATAACCTATCGTAATGTAAATGTGAAACTTCTCTAGTAAATCCATCATCAAAATATTTCTCTGCTAAATAAGGTTGAGTTTCTTTTCTGGCAAGAACATCTGATTTAGATATAACATCCATAGGAGGAATATGATTTTTTTTCTTTACCTTGCCTTTATAAGCACCTCCAAATAAATGGTCATTAGAATTTAATCCAAATCTACGTGAAGAAGCTGCTTGCCATTCAATAGCTTCACTTAAAGGATCTCCTTTTAAATCAGTAAAAGTAACTCCTTTTTGAGTCCATCGTTTAGCTTCTGTTGCGTCTGCCTTTCTTAACAATGAAAGACTTAATAAACTTAATGGTCTTGAAAATATATTTTCATAACCTCTTGTATACATACGTAATTGTTCTTCACCAACTACACGAAGTAACCAAGCACCTCTTAATAAAACAAATGGTTTCCAAAAATCTGAGTAATAACTATCTATTAATGCAGACATCTTTCCTTTGTTAATTGATTTGTTTATATCTTTAAATAAACCAGGTGCTTTCATTCTCATAAGAGATACGCTGTTTAATGCTTTAGCTAGTTGTCCTGGATCTGGTAAAGGAATAGATCTATTTATAAACTCTGTTATTAAATGAGGATCTGGATTAACAAAGGTTTTACCATCTACTGTTATAGGTCCAAACTTAGCACCAGGATTTGCTACATTGTTTCCTGTAACTGCGTCAACAAAATATTTTCTCATCTCTGGTAAATAACCTTCAAAAAGTTGAGCAAAGTCATCTGCTGCTTCTTTGGCTACTCCACCATTTTCTACTAAATCATCTGCTGTTGATCTAACCATATCTTTAATAACATTAAATAATTCTGTTTGATCTCCATCTTTTAATCTTATAGCTCTATCTAATATTTGATTTTTAGTTAAACTATCTAAAGCTGTTTGATCTAACCACATTTTTATATTTGTAACAGCGTCATCTAACTGTCCTGAATCTACATATCTATATGGAAACTCTCCTGCATAAGTTGCTAATATTCTTGAAGCTCTACTATTGCTATCCATTAGTTTTGTTTTTATAACTTTCTTAGCACCAAACAATGCACCAGTTCCTTTAGGCACAACATCTGATCCAAACAATGTTTCTGTTGCACCGCCTAAAAATCTTCCTATAGCTCCTACTGTTGGTTTAGTTTGACCAAATGGACCAAATGGATCTCCTAAAAATCCTGATAATAAATCTCCCATTTCTATTATTTTATCTTCTCTTGATTTAGTAAAATCTTGTGATATATCCATAAACGCTGCTATAGCTTCTCTATCTTTAATTCCTGTAAGTTCTATAAATTTATTAGTATCTGTAAGATCAGCAAGGTATTCAACTAATTTAAAACCACCTGCGTCATTAGCTAAATAATTACTAATACTTCTACCAGATAAAAATGGTAATCCCCAACCTCTTTCAGAAGCACCTATAATATCTTTTTGTGATTTTGTTAATTTATCTGGATCTATTTTTTGAAGTTCTTTAACTAAGTAATCTGGTGCTTTTAGTTTTCTAGCGCCTTTAGTTAAGAATTTTAATCCGAATGAAGCATAATTTGCAGGATCTAAAAATAATACTTTGGTAGCGTCTAGTAACCCAGATACAACATTAAAGGTTCTTGTGTTTGGTTCAGCTACATTTACAGCTAATGATCTACCTAAAGATATTTGTGTTTCTCCATATCTTCCTTCCATTTGAAAATTTGGATTACCTTCTTGCATTGCATAATCTATTTCTGTAATTGGTGTTCCTAAATAATTTTGTATTACACGTGCTGCTTTGTCTTGTTCAAATCCAGAACGTATCATGTATTGATACTCATCATAGAATTTTGAATTAGGATTTTCTGGATCAAATACTTCTGATTTAGGTAAAAACCCTTCTCCTATATTTACTTCTCTTCCTTGATTAAGTTGATTAATAGCTTGTTTAACTGTTGATTTTCCTGATTGTTTATATGCTTCCCAGAATCCAAGTTCATCTGCATTCTTTCCCATTCCTGCAGCAATAGCTGAGTTAATAGGTCTATCAACAAACGTTCTAAATACATCTTCTAATCCTAGAAAAGCCAACCTTACTCCTGCTTGCAAAGGATCTGTAACTTTATCTAAAAGAGTTTTTGAATTATTTTCAATAATTGTTTTAGATATTTCATTTAAAACTTCAGCTTCTGGTCTTACTTGTAAAGTTGTTAAAGCAGTAATAACATCTGGTGAAAAATTTGGATATGCTTTTGATATGGCAGTAGCTCTTAACGTGTCATCATAAGTAAAAGTTTTTTTTACTCTTTTGTAAGTAGCTTCTCTTGCTTGTATCTCAGCGTATAAATCTTGTTCAGACTTTGGATTATCTCTAAAAAAACTTGTCATTAGAGAGTTGTATTATTTCTACCTACTGATCTATTTGAGGCAAACTGTAATAACCCTATCAATTCTGGTGTAGGATTAACTTCTGCCATTGCTCTAATTAACATGACATCATCTGGTTCCAGAAATGTGTCTTCATCAACTCTTCCAGGTCTTAAAGGAAGGTTTTCATTACTAGGACCAAAAATATCTGCTACTCCAGGATCTACAGCTTGTATTGGTTGTGCTGACTGTGGCATAGGTTGAGCAGTTGTTTCACTTCCTTCTACTGCGGCATTACCTTCTCTTGCAATATTAACAAGTTCAGATTCTTCTCCTGAACTTTCATTAACCATTCCTCTTACATCTTCTTGAGAAATTAAACCGTCAGTTCTTCTTGATAGTTTTCCTGGTCCTGATACTGCTGCAGGTCTTGAAGGTGCAGATTTATTTCCGCCTCTTCTTCCTTTACTTCTACTCGAAGCCATAACCGCCCTCCTGTTGTATTGGTCCAAACATTATAATTAAACCATTCGGAATATATTGAACAACCATGCCTTGTGGCATATCTGTAACTACTGATTCATTAGCATTTTGTTCTTCAAGAAATTCTTCATAATCTTCTATTACTAAATCTGTTTTTTGCCATACATCAACTAAAGTATTATTTACTATTTCAGAAAACTCTTCATGTAAAGCAAACCATTCTGCGTCACCCATTATTGTGGAACTCCCCCACCAAGAAGTAACGATCTTATATCTGGTGTTGGTCCAGGTTGTGGAACTTGTCCTCCTCCTGCTCCCATCATTTCTAACAATGCTTCTTCCTCACTTGGTAGTTCTGGATCACTTGCAGTATAGAACTTGTCTAAGACAGATTGCATTGCATTTGGATTTTTATAAATTTGAACTAAAGCCATTGTTGCTTTAGGATCTCCTTGACTAGCTTGTACCTTTAATGTTTCAAATAAAGTACGTTCAGCTTCGTCTTTTAAGATCCTGTCATTTATTTTTTGAACGTTTTCTAATCCATCCATATTCTCTTGTAATGTTTCCTTATCAATTATTCCTGCTTGTAATAGCTGTAGTCCTGAAACAATTTTAGTTGGTTCATCAAAACCTGCCATGACACCGTACACTCTTCTAGTTTTATACATTTTCTTAATGTCAACTGAAGGAGTGTATTGTTCTGCATAAGCTGTTCCGTTTAAATATCCTGCTATTGGTTTTTTCTTATTACCGTTGAGCGCTTCGTCCATTTCCAGTCTCTTATAATCTAATTCTTCCATTGCTGTTTTAAGTGATAACTGGTATTCTTTAACGTTTAGATCAACTGATGATAACAATTCTTGCAATCCCCTACCAGTAACAAAACTGTTAGGAGATATAGCGTCATCACTAACTGGATAACTTGAACCAACTCTTAATTGTCGTTCTATTCTATCAATTTGTTGAAACAACTGATATGGAATATTGTTTGGTGGTTTAGACACTTGGGAGCCAGGTGTTAAGTAATTGACTGCAAATCTACCACGTTTGTAGTTCCCACTTTCTAACTCACCTACAATATTAGTTTCTGTAAATACAGAATCTTCCATTGCAATTATGGATAAGACGTTAATCTTAGCCATAGCTGCCATTAATCCTAATACATGATCATACTGTCCAGATAGTCTATCAAAACTAAATCGTTTTGATATAACGAATCTTGGTCCAGATTTTAATGGATTAGGAGTAAAGTCTAAAATTTGTTTTGTAT